CCGGGGACAGGTAATTGCTCTTTATCCCTTACTGCCAAACAAGATGGATGTCAGCCGGGCGGCAAATGGAAATCTCTACTACACCTACCGCCTTGACTACAATGAAAGCCGTATTCATCCGGCAAGGGATACGATCACTCTTCGCAAAGATGAGGTGCTGCATATTCCGGGACTTGGCTTTGATGGACTGGTGGGCTACTCGCCCATAGCAATGGCGAAAAACGCAGTCGGCATGGCACTTGCCACCGAGGAATACGGTGCGACCTTTTTTGCCAACGGTGCAAATCCGGGCGGAGTGCTGGAACATCCAGGAGTAGTCAAAGACCCGCAAAAGGTAAAGGACAGCTGGAACAGTGCCTACAGAGGAAGTGGAAATGCCCACCGGGTTGCGGTTTTAGAGGAAGGCATGAAGTTTCAGTCCATTGGTATCCCGCCTGAGCAGGCACAGTTTTTAGAAACTCGGAAATTTCAAATCAATGAGATTGCTCGAATCTTCAGAGTGCCGCCCCATATGGTAGCTGACCTTGATAAGTCAAGTTTTTCTAATATAGAACAGCAGTCATTGGAGTTTGTGAAATACACACTCAATCCGTGGGTGATTCGTTGGGAACAGGCACTTCAGCAATCACTCATATTGCCGTCTGAAAAGCCTTCTTTATTTTTGAAGTTCAATCTTGACGGACTGTTGCGAGGTGATTACAGCAGCCGCATGAGCGGTTATGCCACCGGACGACAGAACGGCTGGCTCTCAGCCAATGATATCCGGGAACTTGAGGATATGAACCGTATCTCTGCCGAGGAAGGCGGTGATTTATATCTGATTAACGGAAACATGACCAAATTGGCGGATGCAGGTGCATTTGCAAAACAAAACAGATTGGAGGAAACCGAATGAAGAAATTCTGGAACTGGGTACGTGATTCCGACGGGGAACGCACCCTCTATTTAAACGGAGTAATATCCGAAGAGACCTGGTGGGGCGATGAAGTCACGCCTAAGCTATTTAAAGATGACCTGATGGCAGGCTCCGGCAATATCACGGTCTGGATTAACTCCCCCGGCGGTGATGTGTTTGCGGCGGCTCAGATATTCAATATGCTGATGGACTATACCGGACAGGTTACCGTAAAGATTGACGGTCTGGCGGCAAGTGCGGCATCGGTCATTGCTATGGCAGGCGGAGATGTATATATGTCCCCTGTATCCATGCTGATGATCCATAATCCTTCCACCATCGCAATCGGCGACAGTGAAGAAATGCTCCGTGCCAAAGCCCTGCTGGATGAAGTGAAAGAAAGTATTATCAACGCTTATGAACTAAAGTCGGGGCTGTCCAGGACAAAACTTTCGCACCTTATGGATGCAGAAACATGGATGAATGCCAACAAGGCAATTGAGCTGGGTTTTGCCGATAAACTGCTCTTCACTGAGGAAGAACGCACTCCCCTTGATACGGGGCAAATGCTGATGTTTTCCCGTGCGGCCGTGGCAAACTCCCTGCTTGGGAAAATCCCCAAGCAAAAACAAAAAACAGGTACACCAATTGAGTCGCTGGATAAGCGGCTCTCTTTAATTAGCCATTAAATTTTAGGAGGAAAAAACTATGAATAAGATTCTTGAATTGCGTGAAAAACGTGCAAAGGCCTGGGATGCAGCCAAGGCATTCCTCGATACCAAACGCAGCGGTGACGGTTTGGTATCTGCAGAAGATACCGCCACTTATGACAAGATGGAGGCGGATGTCGTTGCCCTTGGCAAGGAAATCGAGCGGCTGGAGCGTCAGTCTGTCATTGATGCAGAACTGGAAAAGGCAACCAGTAACCCGATTACAAATGCTCCTTCAAAAACACCAGAGGAAAAGACCGGCAGAGCAAGTGATGAATACAAGAGGTCTTTCTGGAATGCTATGCGTGCTCGTGCCGGTGAGGGACTGGACCCTGCCGTAAGAAATGCCCTGCAGATTGGAACAGACACCGAGGGCGGCTATCTTGTGCCAGATGAATTTGAGAAAACTCTTGTTGAAGCTCTGGAGGAAGAGAACCTCTTCCGTAAGCTGGCACACGTCATCACCACTTCTTCCGGCGACAGGAAGATCCCGATTGTAGCATCTAAGGGTACTGCCTCATGGATTGATGAGGAAGGTGCAATTCCTGAAAGCGATGACAGCTTTGGGCAAGTTTCCATCGGGGCATACAAGCTGGGTACCATGATCAAGGTTTCGGAGGAACTTTTAAACGATAGCGTTTTTCCACTTGAGAGATATATTTCAAGAGAATTTGCAAGACGTATCGGCAACAAAGAAGAGGAATCTTTCTTCATTGGCGATGGTTCTGGTAAACCGACCGGTATCTTTGCAGACATCGGCGGAGCGCAGCTTGGTGTAACTACGGCAGGTGCTACCGCCATCACCCTTGATGAAATGCTCGACCTTTTCTACAGCTTGAAAGCACCATATCGTAATAAGGCTGTCTTTGTGATGAATGATGCCACCGTTAAGGCTATCCGCAAGCTGAAAGACAGTCAGGGTCAGTATCTCTGGCAGCCGTCCATTCAGGCAGGAACTCCGGATACCATTTTAAACCGTCCCTTGCACACATCGGCATATGTACCGGCTCTTGAAGCAGGTGCAAAGACCGTGGCTTTCGGTGATTTCAGCTACTACTGGGTGGCAGACCGCCAAGGCCGTGTGTTTAAGAGACTCAATGAACTCTACGCTGTTACCGGGCAGGTTGGCTTTGTGGCAACCCAGCGCGTGGACGGCAAGCTGATTCTGCCGGAGGCAATCAAGGTCCTTCAGCAGAAGGCTTAAGGAAGGTGGGCGGCATGGACGAACTGCTTGTAAAAGTGAAAGCAAACCTCATACTGGAACACGGCGCAGACGACGACCTTTTGCGCAGCTATATCCGTGCCGCCGTTTCTTATGCGGAAAGCTATCAGCACCGTTCCGAGAACTTCTATACCGAAAATCCTATGCCTCCTACTACCGAGCAGGCCGTCATCATGCTCTCCTCCCACTTCTATGAGTCAAGGGACGGTAGCACTGGCGGCTTCTTCTCGGATAATGTTAAGGCAGGTCAGCAGGTGTGGAATACAGTAAATCTACTCCTTCAGCTTGACCGGGATTGGAAGGTGTAAACTATGAGTTTTGGAAAGATGAAAGCCTTTATTGATATCGTTGAGAAAATAACGGTCAAGGACAGCGAGGGCTTTTCGACAGAAATAGACAATATCCTTGCCTCCGTCAGGGCATATCGGGAAGGTCGGCATGGTAACGAGAAATGGGCAAACAGAGCCGCATTCTCAGAAGCCACCGACCTCTTCCGTTTTCGCTGTATTCCCGCTGTCACTGTGACAACCGCAATGACAATCGTCTGTGAAAATGCACGTTTTGAAATCACCTCGGTAGAGGATGTAAAAGGTCGCGGAATGTACATTGAAGTACTTGCCAAGGAGGTGAAGCCCAGTGGCTAAAGTAACTATGAAGATGCCGGAGGATTTCCTACTTAAGGTTTCACGGCTGAACGATAAAACGGATGAGATTATTCCTCGTGTGCTAAAGGCCGGCGGTGAGGTTGTACTTGATAAGGTGAAATCCAATCTGAATTCAGTGGTTGGCCTTGACACAAAGTATTCTTCGCGTTCCACCGGTCAGCTTTCGGCGGCACTAGGGCTTTCCCCTGCTCTGCAGGATAGGAACGGCAACCATAATGTTAAAGTCGGATTTTCCGAACCACGTCGTGGCGGAGACAGTAATGCGAAGATAGCTAATATCATCGAATACGGCAAATCAGGTCAACCGGCAAAACCATTCTTAAAGCCGGCAAGAACCACAAGTAGAAAACCCTGCATTGAAGCGATGAAAGCAAAGCTGGATGAGGAGGTAAATAGGATATGAGTCTACTTTCAGATCTAAACGAGGTCCTGATGCCGCTTGGCATCCCTATTGAAACAGGCGTATTCAGCGGTGTACCTCCTGACGAATATCTGGTCTTTATCCCTCTGACGGACATATTTGAAGTCCATGCTGATAACCGTCCTAGCTTTGATGTTCAGGAAGTGCGAATATCGCTGTTTTCAAGAGGTAATTACCAGCGGCAAAAAAGGCAGATCACTGTGGCTTTACTAAATGCAGATATTACTGTGACCGAAAGGCGCTACATCGGATTTGAAAAAGATACCAAATACCATCATTACGTCATTGATGTAATGATGGAATACGAAATGGAGGTTATATGAAATGGCTACAATCGGACTTGATAAATTATATTATGCCAAAATTACTGAAGGATCAAACGGTGAGGAAACTTATGATACACCAAAGCAACTGGCGAAAGCCATAAAAGCTGATCTATCTGTAGAGCTTGCTGAAGCGGTGCTTTATGCCGATGATGGGGCTGCTGAGGTGGTTAAGGAATTTAAAAGCGGAAAGCTATCCCTAGGAATTGATGATATCGGCGCAGATGCCGCCGAGGATTTAACCGGAGCAACACTAGATGATAACAAGGTTTTAATCTCATCCAGCGAAGATGGCGGTGAACCGGTGGCGATTGGTTTCCGAGCTAAAAAGGCTAATGGTAAGTACCGCTATTTCTGGCTCTTTAGAGTTAAGTTCGGTATGCCCGAAACCAACCTGCAAACTAAAGGTGACAGCATTACCTTCCAGACTCCTACTATCGAAGGAACCGTAATGCGAAGAAACAAGCTGGATGGCCAGGGCAACCACCCCTGGAAAGCCGAAGTTAATGAAGATGATACCGGAGTGGTAGCCGGAACAATTACTAGCTGGTTTACAGAAGTTTATGAGCCGACCTTTGCAGTATCACCTTAATGGGAGGTAAGGAAATATGAATAACGAAAGAAGCAGCTTAATAACCGTAGGCAGTGAAGAATACCGTCTTATCTTAACAACTAAAGCTACTAAGGAGATCGCCAAACGCTATGGCGGTCTTGAAAACTTAGGCGAAAAGCTGATGCAGAGCGAGAACTTTGAAATGGCCTTAGAGGAAATAGTCTGGCTGATTACCCTTTTAGCTAATCAAAGTGTATTAATTGATAATCGATTAAAGGGTGAGAAAAGAAAGCTCTTAACCGAGGATGACGTGGAGCTATTAACCTCCCCTCTGGAACTTGCCACATATAAGGATGCAATTATGGAAGCTATGTTTAAGGGCACAAAACGAAATATAGAGTCAGAGGAAGAAAAATCAAAAAACTCTCAGGTCGAGTAAGCGATGAAGAATTGTTTGCTCGACTTATTTATTACGGCGTAACTCAGCTTCATAGATTAGAAGCTGATGTCTGGCTGATGCCTATAGGGGATCTGCTTGACCAATGGGAGATTCATAAGCAGTTTACTGGCATGGCTAAACCAAAGAGAGAATACTTCATTGATGAAATTATCCCCATAGGGATTTAAGGAGGTGGCAAGGTGTCAGATAATTTTGGCCTTAAGATAGGAATCGAAGGCGAGAAAGAATTTAAAAATGCGCTTAGGGACATCAACCAGTCTTTTAAGGTACTGGGCTCAGAGATGAAGCTTGCCACCTCTGAGTTTGATAAAAACGACAAGAGTATTGCCGCGGTAACGGCACGAAACGAGGTTCTGAATAAGGCAATTGATGCTCAGAAGGATAAAATATCCACCCTTGAGGATGCTTTAAAGAACGCCTCGGAGAGTTTTGGCGAGAACGATCGCCGCACTCAGAACTGGGCTATCCAGCTTAATAATGCTAAGGCTGAACTCAACGGCATGGAGCGAGAGCTTGATGAAACAACAAGCAGCGCAGATGATCTTAGTGAAGAACTTGCGGATACCGGTAAAAGTGCAGAGGATGCCGAGGGAAAATTCGAGAGCTTCGGTGGTGTACTTAAAGGCATAGGCGTAGCGATGGGTACTGTTGCTATAGCCGCAGGAGCCGCGGCCTTTAAGCTGGGAAAAGAAGTCCTGCAGCAGTTTGGCGAACTAGAGCAAAACCTGGGCGGCTCGGAGGCAGTATTTGGCGCTTACGCCGCTTCCATTCAGAAAACCGGCGAGGAAGCTTATAAAAACATGGG